AACAAGCAGCAGCAGGCTGAGAACACGCCGATCAGTGCTTCGGAGTTCGCTCGGGCGCTCTCAACACTCGGGAAGGTCTTTGGCGCAGCTGATGAAAGTTCGACACAGGCAATCGAAGCCCATTTTAAGGAGATCAATGATGAATGACGAAGACGAAACGACCGAAATAGCGCCATTACCCGACCTTGGTCTTCCTCTTGACTACGAAGGCTTGCCTCCGGGGCGCGATCAGGTTACGCTTGAAGGAAATGTTTCACGTGAAACAAAGGAGAAGGCGTGAAAATCTTCCATTTTGACTGCGAGACGACCGGGCTGGACCCGGCGAAGCACGGAATTACGCAGCTTGCCTACATTCTCGAAGTGGATGGGCACGAAAAAGCCGTTGGTTGTCTTTACGCAAACCCTTCACCGTGCGTTATCAACGATGAGGCGCTGAAAATACAGGGCTTAACGCTCAAAGAGCTTGAAGATAGGCCGCCAGCGGCTCAGATGTACAACATGCTCATTGATTTGTTCGACACGTACGTTGATAAGTTCGATAAAGAGGACAAGTTCTTCGCCGCAGGGTACAACGTGGGCTTTGACATGAACTTTTTGCGCGCTCTGTTCCGCCGATTCGGCAATAATTACCTCGGCTCGTACTTTTACTACCCGGTTATTGACCCGGCAGCGCTCCTGCCGTGGCTATTACGCTACAATCTTGTCGATATGCCTGTGAACTTTAAGCTGTCGACTGTGGCTGAGCTACTGGGCCTGCAGCTAAGTGACGCGCATGACGCTATTGCAGATATTAGAGCTACTAAAGAAGTCTCAGAAACCTGTTTCCAAAGGATTGCCGACTATGCTACGACGAGCACTTAACGAACTGTTTGCATACTTCATCACCGGTCTTGTAATCTTCTATCTGGGGCATATGAGCGGGTCACAGAGCAATCTTTGGCCACTTCTCTTAGGTGTGGGGCTAACAGTTGCCTACGCGACTAACAGCGCCCTCAGAGAGTTTCTGCAGGCCGCAGCAGAAGACCGTATGTTGTCACTCCAGAACTTTGTAAACGATCTTGTTAGCGAGACAGAGTTCTTGCAGAACGATCTGCCAGAAGAAGACGAGGACGAATAGTTTGGCCGAAACGAGACCGACGCCGACTTTCGAGATCAGGCCCCATCCGCAAGCGCCCGATTTCCGCACCATGGAAGACGGCTCGAAGATCATTAAAGAACTCTTTGAGACCGTTAAGAGCGGCCACTTTTCTACGGCTAACGCCGAAATCCGGAGCTATCTGCGGCAGGCAGGACTCGTGAGTTTGTGGTTCTTTCTCAAAGTGATCGCTGGGTACTCCGGCCCGTACGACCGCCTCAACACTGATCTTCACCTGGACATGTGCAACTTCCGCCAAAGTACCGCGTGCATGCAGCCCGGAGCGCGTGCTGCGATCTTCGTGCCTCGCTCAACGTTTAAGTCAACGATTGCCACACACGGTGCGAACAGTTGGGAAATCATACGTGACCCGGACATCAGAATACGTCTCGTCAATGCAATCAACGCCAAAGCTGTCGCCTTTCGACAGACTTCCCAGAGAACCTTCGACTCCAATGAGTTCTTTGCGTGGCTCTATCCAGAGTTCGTAGGCTCCCGTAATATGCGCCGCTGGAGTGATACTGACATGGTTGTGCCGAACCGTAAGCGTTACTACAACGAGCCAACCATTAAGGAAGGCGGTGTCGGCGGCGCGGCTGAAGGTGACCACCACGACTTGCTTAACCTCGATGACTTGATCGGTCTTGAAGACCTGGACTCGAATAAGCAAGCAGCCGCTGGCATGGAGCACTCAAAGAATTGGTACCGCACGAACGCGACCGCTCTTCTTGTGAGCCCGAAGCGAAGCCGCATCATTCTTGTGGCGACCCGGTACGCCATCGATGATGTGTACCAGCTTGTTATTGACGACGCCCGGAAGTTTGTCGGCTATCAGGACGAGCATTTCAGTTTGCGTCCAGACGGTAGGTTTATCATTTACTACCGTCTTGCGCTTGAGCCGAACTACGAGACCGGCGAAGAAGAGCCGATCTTTCCCGAAGAGCTCTCCAAAGAAGAGCTTGCCCGCATAGCAGAAGATGATATGTGGACCTACATGACGCAGTACATCAACTTGCCTCAGAAGACAGGCTTGGCTGAGTTTTATAAGTACGACGCCAAATTATGCTCCGTACAGTGGTCGGATCGTCTTGGCGACTGGGTAATACAGAAACTCGGTACGCCCAACTGGGACGAAGAGAACGGCTTTCTCGCTCTTCGCGATCTTGATGTAGTGATGAGCGTCGACCCTGCAGGTACGGAGAAAGGCATAAAGGCTAAGACTTCTCGTAGTAGTGTTGGCGTGTGGGCCATGGACGCGCACGAGAACTGCTACCGGATCGCTGAGCGCGTCGGGTACTTCGCCGTTGAAGAGCTCTTTGATGCGATCTTCGAGTTGCACAAGCAGTTCCCTGGCTACATCAGACTTACTGTTATCGAGTCAAACGCGATGCAGAAGATCATCGTGCCACTGTTGCGTGCTCAGGAGCTTGAACGAAACATCTTCATTAACGCGCAGCCATTCGCTGCGTCGGTTGATAAAACGGCTCGGATACGCAATGTTGTGGGTTTGAAGCTCAGTCATGGTAAGATATACTTGGCTGATGGATGTAGAACTAACTTCATCGAAGAGAAGAACAAGTTTCCAATGTCTGCTAAGATGGACGTTCTTGATGAATCGGAGAAAGGTATCAGCGCGCTTCATGCGCCGGGTAAGGCTGAAGAGCTTGCTGAGGATTTGATGAAGGAAGAAGAGGCGATGCTTGAAATCGCGAACACACAGTTCGGTTACTAACGAGGTACGTTATGAGTGACTACGTAGAGATTGAAGTTGGAGATGATGATGCCAGTGACGAGGCCCTTCTCGGTCAGGAAGAAGAAGTTATTGCCGATGAAGAGAATCGTAAGGAGCTGATCGAATACCTTTGTACTGAATACGAAGAAGAAGAGGCTTCTCGCGAGGGCCGCAAGGAAGAGTGGGCGCTGTGGCGTAAGATGGCCGAGGCAGAGCCGATGGTGAAGACGAAGAATACGCCGTATCGCAACGCCTCGAATGTTACGCCGCCACTTACGCAAAGCATCTTTCATACCGCGTACGCGCACCTGAAGCAGATGTTTGATGCGCGCAATCCGTTTTGGACTGTCCGCGCGAGCCGTAAGGATGATCAGGAAGATGTGAAGCGCGCGAAGGTTCTTACCAAGTATCTTGATGTTCTTGCACGTAGCGAAAGCGATCTTCACCTGGAGGCTGTGAAGCAGCAGTCGCTCAGTGATGCGGCGCTCATGGGTACGGTCTTTATGAAGGTGCCTTGGGTCGCTGAGAGCACAAATTATAAGCGCCGCGACAGTACGGGTAACCTTGTCGAAGAGACTATCTATAAACGCTTTGGCCCTCAGATACAGGTAGCACCTCTTGACCGCGTGGTGTATTCGCCTGAGTTTAGCGCTATACGCGATATGCCGTGGGTCGGTTACACGATAACGCTACCGAAGCACGAGCTTGCTAACCGGGGTATGAACGGAACGTACGTGAATGTGGATGAGGTTATGCAGTGGGGCGACACGAGCAAGGATGCGCTTGACAGGCAGCGTGACGAGGCTCGTGGTAGCGAGCAGAAAGCGTATGCTGATCAGTTTGATATCACTGAGTTCTTTGTCCAGTGGGACGTTGATCAGGATGGTATGTACGAAGACATCATCATTACCTTGCACGTTCCTTCACGGACTCTTCTTGACATCAGGTTCAATGATCTACTTGAGCGCGATATTGTTGAGGCGAAGTTCATTGCTCGTAACTATATGGTTGAAGGCCGTGGCATTGGGCAAATGACGAAAAGCATGCAGTTAGAAGCAGAGGGCATGCATAATGTGCGTAATGATAACGCGAAGTTTGCAGCGATGCGCATGATCGCGATGAACAGGGCCACTGCGCGGGAGAACCGGGAGTCAATCTATCCGGGTAAGATATGGAAGACTGAGAACCCGCATCAAGATATTGTGCCGATTCAGCTTGGCGAAGTGTATCCGAGTAGCTTTCAGGCTGAGCAGCAGGCAATGATGCTTGCTCGTGAAACTACTGGCATTTCTTCAGTCATGGGTGGCTTCAGTGATCCGCGACTTGGCTCTCGAGATACGTTTCGCGGGCAGAACATGCGCATGCAGCAGGGGCAGGGCGTGTTTGCTTCGATTACGACCGGTCTCAAGAGTGCGTTTCGCCAAGTAGGGCGGCTTGTTTATTATCAGCTATGCCTTCACCGAGATGAGGTGATTGCGCGCGAGCAGAAAGCAATGCGGCTTTCGCAGGAAGAGATTGATATTCTCAGTGAAGCGCTGAGCATACCGATTCAGGATATCCCGATCCGGATGAGCTTCGACATATCGACTACCGATATTGACCAGACTTTTGAATCGAAGAGGCAGAACATGCTAACGCTCACGCAACTTTACTCGCAGTGGGCACAGGAAGTCACGCCGATTGCGCAGCTTCTCTTTGGACCTGAAGGACAGCAGATGCAGCAGGCAGCGCCTGAGATGTATAAGCACTTCCTTGATGTGTACGTTGGCTCAACGAGTATGCTTCATCGGATTTTTGAGTTCTTTAACGAGGATGATGTGGATGAGTACGTGCCTGATATTGAAAGGTACAAAGCGCTTCAAGAGATTCTTCATCTCGGCGATCAAGAAATTGTGAAGCAGAAGAAGCAGATGATCGCGATGATGCGAGCAGCAGAGGAACAGGGCGGTATGCCTCAACCAGCAACCCAAGGCGGCTTTGAGCCGCAACAAACTATGTTCGGTGAAGGAGCAATGATGTGACAGGCGAAGGTGTTTACACAGATCAGTTGGTCTTAGATGAAAGCTATCAAGAGCTTCATGATGCGCTTCAGTTGATGTTTGATTCTGATGCATGGAAGTATGTGGAGCAGGTGCTTACAGCGTTCAATCTTGAAGCGATACAGGCGCTCACCAACCGTAATACCGATCTTGAGCTGATCCGGTGGTATCAGGGCCGATTGGCGGTGCTTGAAGATGTGCAGCGTTTCTTGAAAGATCAGGTAGACTTCAAGGAGGAAGTTAATGAAGACGAACATGTTTGAGATGTTTCGGTTTGCGCCAAGTTATGAAGGCGATGGGTCGTACGATGATATTGAAATCATTCCACCTGACGAGCCGGAAGAAGAGGAAGACGATGGAAAGGTTACTCTTTCGCGTGAGGAAGTCGAAGCGCTGAAGCAGAAGGCTGACTCTACCGAGCAGCTTCGGCAGAGTTTCCTTGAGTACGCGGAGAAGGCAGCGCCTGCTAATAAGCGCCCAGAAGAGCCTGAGCCGCAGCAGCCGGGTGAGACTGATGAGCAGTTCCAGAAGCGCATCGAGAAGGAAATAT